ATCATCGATCAGGCACAAGGTGGATCTTTAGAACTCAACTACACATATTGTAATGGTAACTTCTTTTGGACACCATTTGTATATGATATCGTCAAGATAGGTACAGATCAGTTTAAGGTTAAGGATGAAGAGAACATAGACTCTTGGCTAAAGGCTAAGAATGACAGTTTCCTAACCCAGATGATGTACACATCCAAGACAGATAGTTGTGACGGATGTGCCAAGATGATGACTTGTATCGATAAAGGTGTACAGTCCTACATGGAACACCATTCTATTACTGAGTGTTTGTTTCCATATAATCAAAACCAGTGATTAAGTTCTGACCAGTCTTATCCATGTAGTTAAACCACATACGCATAATACAATCAGGTAGATCTCTTTCACGATTCTTCCAGTCCCATTGTGTGTAGCACCTAAATCCACATTTATTCCACCACTTACACGATAGACAGCCATTCTCATCCATATATGCTTGCATCATCCCAGCATTATCTTTGCGCTCATACTTTGTGTTGAAGTCACGTTGATCATATCTATCCCATCTACAGTTTGATGTAGAGTTATCAGGAAAGATTGTAACCTTGTTAAGAGCCAAGCAATGCATATGATTGCTCTCTTGGTATATAAGATCTTTAATAGGATTAATGTCAGGGTAGTTATGATATACAAACTTTAAGAACTCAAGGTATTCGCTATCCGATGGTATCATATAATCATACCCACGATCAGGTATGTAATCATCAAAGTAGAAGTTATCAAACTTCTCATACAGATAATGAAAGTATTCATCATCATCTGCCATAAACTTCTTAATAGAAATAGTGGTAGCAACCATGTTAATAGATGTAATATAGTCGGCAAAGTGCTCTATGTTCTTACCATAAGGTCCTTTTACAGGTCTTCCATCGAAGTCATAAGAGCATATAATATAAGATGGTATATCTACTGCGTTTAGATCATCAAGTAACTTTTGCACTCTATCTCTTTTACTAAACTGAAATGAAGTAACCCAAACTACTTTAATCTCCGCACCATGTGTATCAAATATCTTCTTGATCTCTACAAGGAAATCGTAGTATACAGGATAAGCCCATTCTGATATTCGATCTTGAAACAATTCTCCACCAACCATGTTGATCTGGATAACGTCTACTCGGCCTTTCATTTTGATGACATGTTGTTCAACCAAGTCTAGTTTGGAGAAGATCTCTTCACGAGACAAGCCTACTGTAGACTTCTTATCATGGTGACAAAAAGAACAGTTAAGGTGACAGTTCTCAAATAGTGTCAACTCAATCTCGGCTATGTCTGGACGCTTATCTTCCAGTAGTTGCTTGGTGAAGTCAAAGTTGTCCAATCAACATTTCCTCTTTATAATATTGATATATGTCTGGAACCATACCTAGCTCCATATCAAAGTCTAGTTGACCTAAGATATCATCGTATATCTCTTTGCTTTTGAAATAAGGAAGGAAGTGTGGATCATTACCAAATAGCAGATCCTTATCATTTAAAACATCATAGAAATGTTCATTAAAGTCTTGACTAATCCATGTGGCATAGCATATTGCGACAACGTATGATTTAGCAGGATAAATCCACTCATCTACATATTCTCTAAAATGCATGAGAGCAAAGTCAGCTATATTGTTAGGTTCCCACCTGATATCAACCTCATTCAGATCATCTTTGAAGAGGGACTGCGTCATGTGATACGCCTGTTGTCGTGCTTTCCATTCCTGCATAGTAGTCTAGTAATCCTTTATATCCATTACATCCATTATCTAAGTCCAGAACATACCTGTAGTGTTCGGTGAGACAATTGCCAAAATAGGTACAGCCGTGACATATAGGACTAAGATTATCTCGTGCCTCATTTTTTGCCCACTGCTTATACTCATGATAGCTTTGATATTCTTTAAAATACTCTTTATCATTATTATCAAACTCCAATACCCCAAACTTACCAGATGGTGTAATATACACATGATCGTTTGAGAATGCGTTATACTCTTTATCTATACTCCTGTAGATGTTATGAATATTCTGAAAGTCAAAATTCTTAGGTGTAGTAGCTTCATCAAATCTAATAACAAACTCTTCGAAGTCTTTATGGGTAACGTCAAATGAATTTGCTTGGTTAATAGAGTATGGTTTGATTTCCACAGACTTTACATTAGACACCATATTAAGGGTGAAGATCATAAACTCCACATCCATTTCTAATACTTTTGGTGACGCAAGAATAAGAACAGCCAGATCTTTATTGGCATTCATCATATTATTTAGGACAAATTGTTCCTTCTCTCTTGCATGAAAGTCGTATGATACAGACAATGTAACGTCATCATCACGAAAGAAGTCAGGGAATGCTGATAGGTTTGTATTGATATGGATGTTTCCATCATAGTATCTTCGTATTACATTTTTGATAGAATAGTAATACTCAGGTGTTAGTAATCCTATCTCACCACCATATAGATCCACATGAGTTATAGGATCTGTTATTTGACCCATAGAATGTTGTAACCACATTGGTGTTATTTTGTGTCTATCATTTAACTGTTGCTTTGTCAAGTAACAAAAGTCACAAGAGAAGTTGCAATAGTAAGTTGGATTAATTGATAGATTCATCGACATAAGCTGTCACTCCATCAGGGTTCATTCCATTGATCTCAAGTATACGAGGTGCTAATGTTTTCATCTGTCTACAATGAGATTCTACTGTACCCTCTCTCTTCATATCTCGTACAGTCTTCTTACAGCCATTACATATCTCAAACATAGGACACGTGTAGCAAGCCATCTTCATTGTTTGTATATTAGGATCATCTTGAAGTGGTGTTTGCATCTTTCCATTCATTTCTGTTTCAAAATCAATAGGATAATCCATATCATCACCAAACGAACCACAAGAGTAATAATCACCACCTGGGTTCATAGCTCTAATTCCTGTATCACACAATCTATTCTGTGGACAAGATGTCGCAGATCCACCAAGTCGTTTCATCATTTGCTTGGTATTGTATTCGTACTCAGCCAAACCCATATCGTAAATCTTAATATATGTTTCATAGATTTTAGACAATTGATATGTAGTGCCTTGCACACCAGATGCCATAGCATAATTTAACTTACACTCTACACCCATCTCTTTTGCTAACTCAACATTCTTGATAGCAAGGTGTTCATTCTCATCAGTTATAACAGCAATGAAGTCAGGACGTTCTCCTGTGTGTTTAAGCATAGCGTTAGATACCATCCAAAAGTCTTTCTCAGTAAACTCCGAATAGTCTCCCTTTAATCTACCACCACCATATTGAAACGATGTAGCACAACCAAATCTTCTGTTCTGAAATATAGGTAACCATTTCTCTGGTCTCATTAAGAAAGGCCAAAGGTTAGATGTGAATGATATAGATGCAGGGTAGTCATGTTCGTCTAAGTGATCTATTAATTCTTGATACCACTCAGGCTTGACCATAAGAGGATCTCCACCGTTAACAATAATAGTGTTACAATCAGGATATCTCTTTAGAAACTTATAGACGTAATCTAGATCCAACAATCCAACTTCATTAGGATCAATGTCAGTAGAAGAACAGAAAGTACACTTGAAGTTACAAGCTTCTGTTGGTTTAATAATTAGATCCATTCTTTTTCTTTCGCCAATTTTAGCATTAGAGTTTTAGGGGCAGGGCAAACATCATCCATCCACTGTAGTTGATGACAGTCTGAATGGCAGTACATGAAGACAGGGCATTTATAACACCGTTCATCACGTTCATGCTGTTCACATGATATGATCTCCATACGTTTAGGACTTAATCGCACTTCCTTTGCTGGTGTATCTATATTACCATAATGCATGGTCGGTGCAGTATTAGGACAACCTGCTACAGTACCATCTGCGTTGATGGTGTGTATCTTCTGTTCACAATCACGACAGAATGTTCCTGCTCTAAACTGACCTTTACTAAACTTCTCGTAAACAGTTTCCATAAATCCATTCACAACATTATGATATTGAGTTTGTTCATGCATTAACATCCACCAAGCATCTAGTTCTTTGTTGTGAGGAAAGATATCTGTATTAATAGTGGCATTACCATCATGCGTCAATCTCTCATACGATATCTCAGCAACACCAAGAGACTCCATGTAATCAGCAATCTCAATTGGTTGTAACTTTATAACATCTTTAGATACAGATATAAAGCACTTGACACGATGACCAAGTCCTGTTAGATGTTTAACATTATTCTCCCACATCTTTCTCTGATGTTCGTTACTAAAACGAATATTAGGATCCCATGATGTGCCTATATTACCACCTGTAATAACTTCACTAAAGAACTTTAATCTTTCTTCGGTTAGTTTGAATACAAGATTTGTTGTAATACCATGTGTTGCTCTATCACCCCATTGCGCCTTTGTGATATCATGAAACTCACGTAGGTTTGCCATGGGTGCAAGCATAGGTTCTCCACCATGATATTCAAGGTGAATTAAGTTATCTCCAGTGTCGAGTTGATTACACCAATTCGCAGTCTTCACATGGTCGAAGTAGATCTTCCTACCATTCATTCCAGATGTAAAGCAATGCGAACAGTTCAGATTACATGTTTCAGTAGTCTTTACGTAAATAACTGAGTGTTTCTGTGTCGTTAACGCCATAGCTTAGTGTTAGAGCCTTCTCTGAGTTCAATGCAATGTGGGGTGTTTCTGCAGGAATAAAGATCTTAGATCCCTTCTCTATCATAACATACCTATCATCAATTTCCATTATCTTACATCCGTCAAGACATTCGATGTATATATCTATAGGATCTGTATGTACAGGAAAGGAAGGTGCGTCAACAGGCGCATAAAATATATGAATAGTCCCATCATAGGGTTGAATACGTTCATAGTTCTCTACCTTAATGGTATCATCACCACTAAACCAAAGATCTACAACTTTACCTTGATATGCAAATATATTGTCATGTTCAATGTATTGCTGTTCCCCCTTATTGTTGATAAAGGAAACAGCACACTTATTAAAACATTCTTCGCTCATTAAGAAGTCAAAGAATTCTTCAAATGTCATTCTCCACCTATATTTAGGAACGTTAGCATATTAGCAGTAACAACCCAATTTCCAACGCCATGTTCACGTATAGTAACCTTTTTACCATTGACTTTTTCGATAATACCTGTTACAGTAGTTCCATCAATATTCGTGAATGAAGCAATGTTGCCTAGTTTAACCATGTTGATTCTCTCTTTCGCTTTGTATACCTATTTGTATCATATTCGGAAGGCAATGTCAAGAGTTAATTACATTATATATAGATGTAATCAAATGATGAGGAAGTGAAATGGATATCCATAATCTATGGCCTACACAAGTGGGTCAAGGTAAGTTCGACACCACTGGTCTGGTAGAACACATATTTAGTACATACGATCTAAACAATCCACCTAGTGATTTGGGGGGATATAATATCTTAGATGATGATTCTATAGTAATGACTAAGTTTTCAAATCAAGTGTTTGTGGCTTTTGATGATTATCTAAAGGCTACTATAGATTGTTCGATTGATGATTGGAATCACTGTGAGATGAAAGCTTGGATCACTGGTCATGGTAAAGACTACTCTATGACTATTCACAACCACACAGGAGCACATCTATCAGGAGTCTTCTATATACTAGCAGAGGATAAAAACTCAGGTGGTGACATTGTGATGCACGATCCTAGATCTAATGCTAACAGAGGATATGACGAATACTTTAATCCTATGTTTAACAGGCATCATCACACACCTGAGACAGGAGATTTTATGATATTTCCTAGTTTCACCTACCACCACGTCAACCCATACTACTCACAACTGAGGATCTGCGTACCTGTAGATCTGTATCTTTATAGGGAATAAATTATGCATAAACTTGTTATCAATCTAAATCACAGAGTAGATCGAAAGAACTCATTCATGAAAGAGTGTGGGTGGTTGGAAGATTACTCATTCCAACATGCTGTTAATGGTTATGAAATCACAAACCTACAAATGAAAGAAAATGAATTTGGGATCAATCATAAGTGGAGAGATCCCTTTAAGAATAGACGCATCACCAAAGGAGAGGTGGGTTGTTTCTTATCACATTATCAAGCATGGCAAAAGGTTGTCCAGTTAAATGAAACCACGATCATCTTTGAAGATGATGTAAAGATCGATAGATTTAAGTGGAAAGAAAATCAGTATCATGAGTGGATGGATGAAGGTGAAATCGATCTTCTATACTTAGGATATAATGAAAACGATGATACAGGAGTAGTTGATGGTGCTAATGAACATCTAATCAAACCTTGCTATCCATACAATGCACACGCATATATGCTAACACCAGAAATGGCAAACGATTTGATCAATAGTGGTTTCCATAGAAAGATCATTCCTGTAGATGAGATATTAGCACAAAAAGTAGCAACTCACAACATACAGGCATTGAAGGTAGATATTGCAAATCAAATAAGCAGAGACGAACTTGGTACGGACATTGAGCCATTCAGTCATGATGATTGGTTTCAAAACTTTGATGTACATGCGATTACTGTAGGTACAGATAGATCCAAATGTGCTCCATTAAACGATAGTTCAGTTCTACAAAAGTTTACTGTTAAGAACCTAGGAAAGAATGTAGATTGGGCTGGAACAGATATGTCAGGGCCTGGTGGTGGTCATAAAGTAAATCTAGTTAGAGATTACTTA